GGTTTAAACCTATACCACCACAACCAATGATAGCAACAGATTCACCAAATTTTAGTTCACACTCATTGTCAACAATACCCAGAGCAGTGGTGAGACTACAACCAAGCATAGTAGCGAGAACAGAAGGGGTTTTGAAATCAATTTTAGTAACACGGTTTTCAGATACGATAGAGAACTCACTTAAGGTAGTAATCTTTCTACTAGAAATAGTTTTACCATCCAAAGTATATGAAGGGAGAGGTGAATCTATACCAGAACCAAGATGACAATGCATAACCACCTTGTCTCCAGGTCTCACAGTAGTAACACCGATACCCACACTCTCAACGATACCACAACCCTCATTACCCATCAAGTGTGGTAGAAACTTTTCGTTACCTTTATGTCCTTTAATCTCACAAAGTTGTGATCCACACAACCCACTTACCAATACTTTTACTAATACCTGACCAAACTTAAGTTCAGTTAATCCTACTTCTCTAAGTGTAAGAGGTTGATTTAGTTCTTCAAGAACAACTGCTTTCATTTCTCTTCCTCAGAATAATTTTGTCACTCATAATCCGTCATCAATATTCCATCTAAGTGATCAATCTCGTGTTGAACCACACGGGCTTCAAGTGATTTTAATTTCCATCTCTTATATTTGCCACTCAAATCCTGAAATGATACTGATATCTTACTAGGTCTAATGAGTTCAATATATTTACCAGGAATACTTAAACATCCTTCTTCAACTTTGACAACATGATCCGAATACCATTTGATAGTTGGATTAATCATCTCTTGTATGTCACCATACTGAAGTTTAACCACAATAACTCTGATGTTTCTACCAACTTGAGGTGCGGCTAAACCTATACCATTAGCATCGATCATTGTTTCTTTCATAGATCCAATGAACTCTCTAACTCCATCATCTAAAATGACAGAACAAGATAACCTTTTCAGTATCTCATCACCGTCATGTAGGATGTTTAAAATCATACAACTTGTCTAGAATCAATGTCTGATGGAGAACTATAGATTGCATCCAAACTATAATCATAGTCTGGTAAAAGATGAACTAGATCATCACGAACAAAGTATGCATTGCCTGTATGAATTACACACTTGTATCCGATAGTCTCTCCTAGTTCTGCTACAGACTTTAGAGAACATCCAGCATTACGGGAAACAAAGTCTTGGTCTGGTGTGTATCCACTACTGGTTTCTACAATACAAACCTTAGGACGATACTTTTTGATACTACCAAACACATAATAATCAAATGAATCAATGTCAATTGACATCAAAGCAAAGTTATCATCGTTCAACTTTACCATAGACCGATCAAGAATGTTATCAATACTATCATCACCAGATTCTTGTATCATGTTCTTAATGCAGGTTACATCAAATCCTTTTGTATTGCTTACAAGTTGATCAAATCTACTCTCCAAACCCTCAATCAAAATAGCTGAGAAGTCTTTGGTGAACCAGAAGTATGCAGTATTACTATTATCAAATCCGTCCCATGCACCAAACTCACATACTACACCATCATTGATATTGAGATCTCTGAATAGTTGTTCTGTGATACCATCCTCACCGTTGGCAGAATAGTAGTTCTTAGCAAATTGAAAATAACTCATTGGAGAATCAAACCCTTGGGTTCAGGTGTTACCAGTTTACTACCGTAGATAGAATCATACTTCTCTCTGATAGAATGTTCTACCTCACCAACATATACAATGTGTGTGCGAGAAACTTCGAGTTCTGGTTTCTCTCTACTAACCACAGTAGCCCAAGGCGCAAATCCAATGTTTTGTGCCTGTGGAATCACAACTAAGCCATTCCTTACAGTAATAGTAGATGCGTTTTCTTCAACTACCTCTGCAATTACTTCTTCGCCAGTGACAATACGAAACAATTTTACGTCCATCATAACCTCCAAATAATTTGATACTCGTCTAGGAGGAGTTCTGCTCCAATGTCTTTCATGAACTCTTTTACGAATCCTGCCTTACCACCCTGTGCAATCTTGGTGAACCATTCAAACTCAGGGGTATTAAGGTTGTCATCAACCATAATTATACTACCTTTTCTCAAGTTTTTCATGACTGCTGTGAGTTCCTTAAGATGATGTTTCTGTGAGGGGATAGGATCTTCTGGTTCAAAATCAAATGAGTCCAGATATAACAAATCAATCTTTCTCTTCTGTGGAATGTTCCATAGAAATTCTACTGAATCACTACAATATACCTGTGTCTTACTAGACACCATCTTCTGAGCGTGAGCCACATTGTCTGGATTGATATCTACTGAAGCTACTTCACCATCATAGAAGTTGATAAAGTCATCAAAGATATAGGTACTAGCTCCATCATCACCAAGGGCAAGTTGACCATGGTCTGCCCTCATACATCCTGTCTCTACAATGAAGAAGTCTTTATCCTTCTTCTCATCCAAGATCTCAAACACCATAGAGAGGGAAGTTGCCCTATCTCTTACAGGATTATTTGGTCCTGCTGGTTGTAACATCTTGGCAAAGAACTTACTACTAAATCTTTTACTGTATGTCATTCTGGTAACTCCCTGTTATTAATGATTCTTTCAAGATCATCTTTGTTTCTCTTGTAGAATATTTTACTGTTTTTGTGTTGTGATTTATACAACCATGGTGCTGGTTCTCCAGTTTCTTTACGAGTTCCACCCCAACTTGGATCTGATACAAAATCAATCCAATAACAACCAACAACCTTATTGAGTTTCTTTCTCATACGGAACATGAGATCATGATCATCCATATCCTGTGGTGAGAACTCCTCATCAAAGTAATTCATCTTTCTAAGATCCTCACTATTAATCATTAGAGGACCACGATTTACTGTACTTCTTACAGCAAATGTATTTCTATCAATGTTTGACTGATTTGCTTCATCACATGGATCCACAATATCACACCAACAGTTGTCCAAGTCTTCCTCCATTCCAAGATGTGTGGAGTTTGGATTGAACTCGTAGTTATGTGCAGTTCTAGCAGTTACAGCAAACACATCATCAAACGCTTCAAAGGGTTTCCTCATACGAGTATTCCATCCCTTCTCACGAATGACCATATCATCTTGAATGATAGTTACATATTTACCTTGAGCCAATTTGAGACCAGCGTTGTTTGCCTTTGTCTCAAATACATCTGGTGTATTGATTATAGAGTTAACAATCTCAGAGTTTTTCAAATAGTCTGTGATGACTTCTTCTGATTTATCAGTACAACCATCCACAACTACAATCAACTCATAATTACCATCAGTATTATCTTCAATACCTTTCAATACATCCTCAATAATATCTTCTTGATTGTGAACTGTAAGGATCAAACTATCGACTAGTTCTGGTTTCAAGTAATCAACCTGATCTTTGATACTTACAAGGAACTGATCAATAGGACGATAGAGAGAAACAATTCCTTTGTTGTATCTCTCATACCAGTAATCAGCATTACACTCAATAAAGTTACGAATGTCGTTACCAACTACTGGGAGTCCATCACGAATAGCAATGTTAGTAAGGATACTTTGATCATGACGAACCTCTTCGAATCCATCCAATTCTCCCTTACCAGAGAATGTAGTAACCTCACCATTGGTCCTTTCATCTAGACACCACTTCAACCAGTCTTTCAGAATCTTCTTTGACTCGTCACACACTCTCCAGAATGTAAATCCAGCTTCGAGTTGTTTAGACTCCCAGTAATCCTCTTCATCACAATCCATGTAATGAAAACAATCTCTCTTAGTATATTCACCTTGAAC